AGTTTAGACCACCTCATCACTCTTCACCAGCGAAAATATGAAGAATTGCAAAAAATTAAAAAATTTATGCTACAAAACATGTTTATATAGAAAGGAGTATAAAAAATATGGAAGAAATTGTTCTATATCATGGTACTCCTGATAAAGTATTTACTCCAACCTACGGAAAAGGTAATGAAAAACATGATTACGGCAAAGGATTCTATCTAACAGAAAGTATAGACCTTGCAAAAGAATGGGCAGTGTGCAGACCAAATGAAGAAAATGGTTGGGTACATAAATATGAATTGGATTGCAAAGATCTTAAAGTATTAGATTTTCAAAAACTAAATGTTCTAACATGGCTTGCAGAACTTATGAAGCATAGAGATGCAGCAGATTCCAAAAGATATAGAATGTTAGCAGCAAAATTTATAGAGAAATATGGGGTAGAAACAGAAGGATATGATGTGATCAAAGGTTGGAGAGCAAATGCTTCTTATTTCTACATTGCAAAAGAATTCGTAAGAGATAACATTGATATTGATATTCTGGAAGAATTACTTTCTCTAGGTGGTTTAGGAATTCAATATTGTATTAAATCAGAGAAAGCATATAATAACTTGCACGAATTAAAAGAAGAATTAGTACCAGTAGATTATTCAGAATTTAATGAACGATATAATGATCGAGATGTAACAGCCAGAAAGAATATGAGAGATCTGATCAATTCAGATGCAAACGAAGTAACAAAAGTATTTAGTACCCTGTTGTAAGAGGTGAGAATGATGAGAGCATATTCAGATGTCTATCTAGGAGAAGTAGTGGAAAATCAAGGAAAATTATTTGATTATGTAGCAAATACCTATCCAGATAAGGATACAGAAGACTTTATCAACGCATATATGACAAGTAAAACAAGACAAAGCATAGATCAAGCAAAAGCTTATGTAAATACGATGGATGCAAAAGAATTATGGGAATATTTTAAAGAAACCGAACATTATTCTTTACAACAAGGAAAAGCAATGGAAGGTTTTATGCCAGATTGGATTGGGGAATTCTATGCATATTATCAATGGTATTATAATATACCAAGTGCGGAAGTGAATCAGAAAATTAATGTGGATTTTTTAAAAAAAGCATATTACGGATTGCATGATCTGGATTTGGATTTAGCGGTTCAGAAAGTTGGGGAAATATAATGGAAATTATATGTTTTCATAATCCAGATGAGGAGAATGGTTATTTAAGCAATTGGTATGAATCTAAATTTATAGTAGATCATGTGAAATTTTCATCCATGGAACAGTTTATGATGTACCAAAAAGCAATAACATTTCAAGATCAGACGATTGCCAAAGAGATATTACAGACAAAAGATTCAGCAAAGATAAAGCAATTGGGAAGACAAGTAAGAAATTATAATGATCACATATGGAATGGAATTCGTCAGATTGTGGTATATGAGGGATTAGTTGCTAAGTTTTCACAGAATGAAGAATTAAAAAAGCAATTAAAAGAAACAAAAACAGCAATTTTAGCAGAATGTGCAGTGAAGGATCGAATATGGGGAATAGGATTATCTATGAAAGATCTGAAACGATTTGATATAACGCAGTGGAGAGGTCAAAATCTGCTAGGTTATGCACTTATGGAGGTTAGGAAAAGGCTGTAATTAGACGAACTTTTGGGAACAGCGTAAGTTGGGGGATATATCGTCATTAATCACAAAAGGAACCACTCCAAAGGATAAATCAGGAACAGGAGAGGTTAATTTTATCAAAGTTGAAAATATAAATGATTTTTCAGGGGATATTGTTGGTATGTCTAAAATTTCTCTTGAAGAGCATCAAGGGTATTTGAAACGTTCTCAGCTACAAGAAGGAGATATATTATTTTCAATTGCAGGTACGTTAGGGCGTGTAACATCAGTAAATAAAGAAATTTTACCAGCTAATACAAATCAAGCTCTTTCTATCATTCGATTAAAAGAGGGAAATCTTGAATATGTTAAAACATGTCTTAAGGGAAATGTTGTGGCTGACTTTATTAGAAGAAATCCTACAATAGGGGCACAGCCAAATTTGTCACTGGAACAGGTTTCAAACCTTGAAATAGAAATACCATCTGAGGCTGAACAAGAGAAAATTGGTTTGTATTTTTCCAATCTCGACCACCTTATCACTCTTCACCAGTGCAAGTAAAAACATTCAAAAAATAATAAAATTTGAACATACAAACAGAAAACATAATCAATTCATAATAAAAATATATAAATAAATATTAAAAAACATTTTCAAATAAACAAAAATTCGACAATCAAGATACAAAAAAGGAGGACACCATGCCGGAATTAGAATCAATGATAGAGCAAAAACTCATCGAACAGTTAGTTTACGGTGATTCACAGTGGACGTATCGTAAAGATCTGAAAACAGAAGCAGACCTATGGGAAAACTTTAGATATATTTTAGAACAAAACAATAAAGATCGCCTTGATGGAGAACCTCTATCAGATCAGGAATTTGAACAGGTAAAGAACCAATTACAGTTTTCCTCCTTTTATAAAGCAGGAGAATGGTTAGTAGGAGAAAATGGAAAAGTGCAAGTCCATGTTCAGAGAGATACTAAACGTTTACATCTCGTTGTTATGAATCACGAACATATAGCAGGTGGCAGCAGTGTCTATGAAATAATTAACCAGTATAGTGCATTAAACACAGACGAAAACAGCAACATGCCAGCAAGGGACAGAAGATTTGATGTTACACTTTTGATTAATGGTCTTCCAATGATCCATATCGAATTAAAAAACAAACAACATTCCTATATGGATGGTTTTCGACAGATTAAAAAATACATTGGAGAAGGTAAATTTACAGGGATTTTCTCCGCAGTTCAAATGTTTGTTATTAGTAATGGAGTGAATACAAAATATTTTTCTGCAGCAAGTGATACGGAATTAAATGAGAAATTTGTCAGTGGATGGTTAGATCAAGAAAATAATCCAGTATCGGACTACATAGATTTTGCAAAAAGTGTATTAAGTATTCCACAAGCCCATGAAATGATCGCAAGATACACAGTATTAGATAAAGATGCAAAACGTTTGATCTTACTACGTCCATATCAGATTCATGCGATTGAAGCAGTCAGAGAAGCCTCTAAGAATGGGAAATCAGGGTTTATCTGGCATACGACAGGTTCAGGAAAAACATTGACATCTTATAAAACAACAAGAAATCTACTGATGGATATTCCATCGATTGATAAAGCAATCTTCCTGATCGACCGAAAAGATCTCGATACACAGACAACAATGGCATTTCAGGCTTATGCAAACAATGATCTGATTGATGTAGATGAAACAGACAATGTAAATGATCTAAAGAAGAAACTGAAATCTGCAGACCGACAGGTGATTGTTACAACGATTCAGAAATTACAGATTCTGATCACAAAACGATTAAAAGAAGGAACTCCGGAATACACAAAGATGAAAAATCTGAGAATTGCATTTGTAGTGGATGAATGTCATAGAGCAGTGACTCCAGGAACGAAAAGAACAATTGAAAGATTTTTTGGAAGATCACTATGGTATGGATTTACAGGAACACCAAGATTTGCAGAAAATCCATATCCACAAAAAGGAGATTTACCACGTACAACAGAAGAGTTATATGGAGAACGTCTGCATAAATATACGATTCAAAATGCAATTCATGATGGTGCAGTTTTAGGATTTCAGGTAGAACATAATGGTCCTAAACAGATGACGGATGAAACAGATGTCAGTGCATATGAAAATGAAACACATATGCTAAAAGTATTGGATCATATTTTGAATAAATGTTACTACAAATTAGGATTCCAAAATGGAAGAGGGCAGACCTATGAGGCACTTTTGACAACCAGTTCTATTCAAATGGCACAGCGATATTATGACTTATTAAATCGTGTGAAAAAAGGAGAAACATCACTTCAGATTGACGAAAAAATGAAACAGATACTTCCAGATTTTCCAAAGTTTGCGATTACATATTCAGTAACAGAAAATGAAGAAGGTTCTCATGTAAATCAACAAAAGATGCAGGGTTCTCTGGATGATTATAATGAGATGTTTGGAACAAAATATGATCTGGCACAGATTCAGGGATATAATGCGAATCTAAATAAAAGACTTGCAAGAAAAGATTCAAAATATCAAAGCAGAAAAGAACAGTTAGATTTAGTCATTGTAGTAGACCGTCTGTTAACGGGATTTGATGCACCATGTATGTCAACGATGTTTATTGACCGACAGCCAATGGGACCACATGACCTAATTCAGGCATTTTCAAGGACAAATCGTATTTATGATAAAAACAAGACATATGGGCAGATTGTAACATTCCAAGCTCCAAAACTATTTAAAGAGAGAGTGGATCATGCAGTAAAACTGTATTCTGCTGGAGGAACGAAAGACGCATTATTAGCGGAATGGGATGAAATCGAACCGGCATTCCGTAAATCATTATCTGCACTGAGAGTTGTAGCAGAGACACCGAAAGAGATTCCAACAATGTCATTAAAAGAAAAGGAGATATTTGCTAAAGCATTTCAGGAGTTTGACCGTTTATTTGCTCAGTTGAAATCATTTACAAGATATGATGACAGCATGATGGAAACATATAACATCACACCAGAAGAATATGATGATTATGCAGGCCATTATTTCAATGTGATAGAAGAAATTAAAGCAGAAAAAGCAGATCGGAATCCAAATGGACAGGAAGAAGATACAGTTATTGATGAAGACTATGAATTGATGGCATACAGTAACACGAAGATTGACTATGAATACATCATTCATTTGATCCAGAATATTGTTACACCAGATGATGAAGCGGAAGAAATTACGCCAGAAGAACGACAGAAAAAGATTGATGAAGTAAAACAGTATGTAGAAGAATTAAATAAAGAAAATCCAAAGATTGCACAGATTATGTCAGATTTGATCACAGAAATTGAGAAAGATGAAGAAAAATATAAGGGACAATCCATTTTACATATTGTCGAAGACACAAAACAAGACTGTATTGATCAGGTCATCACAGATTTCTGTTACCGTTGGTTTGCATCCAAAGAAGATATCATGTATGCAGCAACACATTACAGAAATGGAGAAATTCCAAATGAAAGTGCGATCAGAACAACTGTAGATTATGCAAGTTATAAGAAAGCGCAGGAAAAGGCGATTCCAAAATTTAAATACTATGCAAAATTATTTGAGGAATTGAGAAAGACATTGGATGAAGAGATAGAGCCACTTATGATAAGCTAGCATTTTATTTAAAAATCCAGATCATTATCAGCGTAAGTAATAAAAATGGAGGTAGCTTATGCAAAATGATATGGATAAAACACAGTTTTTTTGTGAATACTACAAACAATGGATTGAAATCTATAAAAGAGGTGCGATCAGAGAAGCAACCATGGCAAAATATCTGATGACACAGAAATGGCTTGAAAAATTGATTCCAGAATTAAAAGTAGAAGAATTAACAAGAACGGCATACCAGCAATTACTAAACGATTACGCCAAAGAACATGAACGCCAGACAACTCTTGACTTTCATCATCAGCTGAAAGGAGCGATCCTTGATGCATTGGATGAAGGAATGATCAAAAGAGATCCAACAAGAAAAGCGATCATCAAGGGCAAGACACCAAGAGCAAAGAAGATTAAATATCTGAATCAATTTGAATTACATACATTGTTAGCAGATTTAGAACTAAAAGAGACACCAGATTGGGATTGGTTTTTATTACTGGTAGCGAAAACAGGGATGCGTTTTTCAGAAGCACTTGCGATCACACCAGAAGATTTTGATTTTTCAAGACAGACACTATCCATCAGCAAAACATGGGACTACAAAGGAGCAGGCGGATTTCTTCCAACAAAAAATAAATCATCTGTAAGGAAGATACAAATAGATTGGCAGATTGTGGTAAAGTTCTCAGAATTGATCAAGAATTTACCACAAGACCAGCCAATTTTTGTAGGAGAATCAAAGATATACAATTCAACAGTAAATAATATACTTTCAAGACATTGTAAAGAATGTGGAATCTCCGAAATATCTATTCATGGACTTCGTCACCCGTATGTCAAGCCCACGACAAAAAATTTATAACTTTTTTTGCAGTTTTTCGGGCAGCTTCATAGCTGCCCATAGCTGTTTCAAATGGGTGTTCACGGTTATACTTCCTTTTCGGATTCCTTAGTTTCTAAGAAATCCTGTGTTGCATATTCAATCTCAATCCGATCTCCTGGAAAGACGTAAACTTTATTGATAAGCCGGTCAATCAGAGCTTTTGTCAGCATGTTGGCGTTTCCGACTTTCTGCACAATTTCCTGTTGTTTCAGCTTAATCTCATAATCACTTTTTATCTGCTTTGTCTGTGCAGTGATGACAGCATGAACATTTTTGGCTTGTACCAGTTCCGTGTCATAAACCGCTTTTCGTGTCCGATAGGTTTCCAAATCAATCTCTCCGAGTGCATACTGCTCATAAAGATACCGCTTGCTATCTTGAATAGAACGGAGTTTTTCTTCATGTTCGGTCTGCTGGACTGTCTGCAAATCCAATTTATCCTTATTGCTATCAATTCCCAATGCCGGACACATTTGAGCCCGAATTGTTTCAAATACAACCTGCTCCAGATCTGCCATCTTTATGCGCACACCATGACAAGGAAGCGTTTCAGCCACCTCGGAATGACGGCAATAAAACCACGCACCATTTCGTAGAGACATTGCATGATCGCAGCATCCGCAGAATACCTTACCACGGAGCAGATAATCACGCGGCTTTTTATTTGACAGAGAGAAACGCTTAATTGAAGCATTGGCTCTCTCAAATAGATCCACACTTACAATAGCCGGATGATGGTTCGGGATTTTGAACCACTCACTTTCATCCTTTAACTGTGTATGTCGGCTGCCAATCTCTTTTACCTTTCTCTTGCCAATTACATAGGTACCGATATATCTTTGATCTTCTAAAATACGCAGAACCGTTGATGTACTCCAAACGCCGTTTGTTCGGGAAACATTGTAATAGGCCTTGCCTTTAAGTTTGCGATATTCCCCAGGGGTGGGGATATTCATGGCATACAATTTTCTTGTGATCTCGGCTGCGGTGTTGCCTTCAGACGCCCATTGAAATATCATCTGCACATTCGGGGCAACATCCTCGTCCGGTTCCATACGTCCGTCTGCACTCTTGCGATAGCCGTAAGGACAGATGACACTCTGATATTCCCCACGACGCATCTTTGCGTATTTTGCACTTTTGGTTTTCATGGACATATCCCGGCTATACCACTCGCTGATAAGATACTTGAAAGCAATATCAATCCCTCCGGTATCACCTTTGAAATTAGCTGTGTCAAAATCATCACTGACGGAAATAAAACGGGTGTGATAAAGAGGAAATACCCGCTCAATAAAATAGCCGGTTTCAATGCTGTTACGTCCAAATCGGGAAAGGTCTTTTACAATAATACAGTTGATTTTTCCGGCCTGAACCATTGTTAAAAGTTCCTGCACCGCCGGACGCTCAAAGTTTGTCCCCGTATGACCGTTGTCAATAAATTCCAAAATCTCGCTGTCATCCCATTCCGGCAGAGACATAGCTTTTTCACGAAGAATCAGTTTTTGATTTGGTATGCTCAAACTTTCAGTTTTGAAATCTTCCACAGAAAGACGGATATAAAGGGCAATCACATAGTTGCGCACGGTTCCACCGCCTTTCCCTGAAATTCATTTTTGAAACGGAAGGTCACATGAATATTCCGCTCGTGGTCTATCTCAATTCGTTCAATGAGCCGTTCGATCAGTTCTACAGTCAGTACGTGATCCTGTGCCAGTGTTTTTGCATCCTTTTCCATTGCACGGTATCTGGCAAGCTGGTTGTCCAGAGAGTCCATAGATTTTTCAAATACTTCAATCTCACCAGACAGAGCATTGATAGCATGTTCATAATCCGCTTTCAATTCAAAGTATTCGTCATTTGTCAAAATACCCTGCACAAAATTTTCATATAGGCCACGGATCAGCCGGCGTGTTTTTTCAATTTCCTGCCGTTTGGCCGACATCTGAATTTTCAGCTTATCTTTTTCCTGTTTTTGTCTTGTCTCCAACTGAAAGAGTGGCAGCGACATTCCCAGCGCAACTGTCAGCTCTTTTTCAAGAATAGCCGTAACAGTAGAAATCAGTTCTTTCTCTTGTATCATCGCACCTTTGCAGCTATCTTTTTCTACCCGGCTGTTTGTAAGGCAGTGGAACCAGTAAGTGTCGGGTCCTTTCCGGCGCTCGGCGCGTTGCCTGTGAAGGCTTCTGCCACAATCAGCACAGAACACTTTACCTTTGAAAATGTTTGGTGTGTAGGGACGTTTTGGAGTTGCTTTGCTTTCTTCACAGATCTGTTTTCTGTATTCCTGAACTGCATTAAACAACTCATGGCTGATGATCGGTTCATGGGTGCATTTTGCAATAATCAGATTATCTTCTCCAGCCTTGACCTGCTGATGATCTACAATCTTTGTTTTTCCTTGCACCAGATCGCCTGTATAAACTTCGCTTTCTAAGATTTTCATCACTGTGCGGGTCTGCCATTTGCCACTTCCGATCAGTCCCGGACTGGTAATCTCGCCAGTGGTCTTTTTATAATGGCTCGGTGCCGGAATTCCCATCTCATTTAGATTGCGGACAATCCGGTTCAGTGCCACATGCTCATGTGCCCATTCAAAAATCTGTTTTACCACAGGGGCAGTATTTTCATCAATCAGAAGTTTATGGCAATTATCCGGGTCTTTCCTGTAACCGTAAGGCGCCCGTGCACCAATATAGTCGCCATCTTTCATAGCCTGCCGCGCCTGTGCTTTGATTTTTCGTCCAATGTCCAGAGCATAGGCTTCATTGATCATATTTTTCAAAGGCAGCATGATACCACCATGAAGATTTCCGGAATCCGCTGTGTCAAACTGATCCGTAACAGCAATGAAGCGAACATTATGAGCATGGAAATACTGTTCGATATAATAACCTGTGTCAATAGAATTTCGCCCTAATCGGGAAAGATCCTTAACAATCACACAGTTAATGTGGCCTGCTTCAATATCAGATAGCATTTGCTGAAATCCAGGGCGGTGAAAATTTGTCCCTGTCGCTCCGTTGTCGATATAAGTATCATACACAACGAAGTCCGGTTTATCCGAAAGAAAGTCATTCAGTACCAGTTTTTGGTTTTCTACTGAGCAACCCCGCTTTTTGTTATCCTCCACAGAAAGACGGATATACAGAGCCACATGTACATACAAAGATGGTGCCGGCATAGGAGCTGCCGTCTGTTTTCTGCTTTTTCTTGCCATTTAGCTCACCATCCTTTCTTCATTTTTTGTAGCAATCTGTTCAGCCAAAGAGATTGCTTTCTGATATTCATCCTGGTAATTAAATTCAATATGCAGTTCATCTTTACCCATTACCCGTATGCTTCGGATAAGCTGCATGACTGCCCGGCGGTCAATATCCTCCATAGTAGAAAATTTCATAAAATGGTTGATCCAACGGTTTCGTTCGCTTCGGTTTTCCAATACATCTGTAAGTTTATCGTTCCATTCAGCGATTGCCTTTTGGAACAGTTCAATATCTGCATTGTATTTTCGCTTATAAGAGAGAAATTCTTCCTTTGTCAGAATTCCACTCACCAGATTTTCATAGAGTTTTGCCTTAAAGCCCTCGGTCTGTGCCACACGCTTTTCATTTACTCTGATCTGTGCGGCATATTCCTGCGCCAATTCCCGGTTGATCCGTTCCTGACTGATACTGGACAGCAGGGCATCCAGAGAAGCAACATTTTCAATATGTCCTTTCAAACTGTCCTGCACACATTCAATCAGATCCGACTCTTTCAGCATGACCGACGATGTGCAGCCATTCTTTTTGCCGGTCGGGCAGTAATAATAGTGATACTCTTTGTCTTTATAGCGGTTCGTCTTGCGGGTCATACGGCAGCCACAGCATCCGCAGATCAAAATACCGGAAAACAGGTAAACCTTATCCGATTTGGGAGAAGTCCTTGTGTCAATCCTGCGGAGCCGTTGCACCAGATCAAAATCGTGCTTTTGTATGATCGCTTCATGGGTTCCCTCCACACGAATCCATTCCGAAGAAGGTTTGTCCTCACGCTCTTTTAATTTGAAATGGGGCGTTGTCTGTTTGCCCTGGACCAGTGTTCCGGTGTAAGTTTCATCCTGCAAAATGCGGATGATTGTAGTTGCAGACCATTTGCAATCCTTTCGGTCTGTATAGCCACCTTTTGCATGAGGCATTCCGTGATTGCGCTTATACGCTAAAGGCGAAAGAATTCCTAATCGGTTCAGTTCATCCGCTATATGGGAAGCGCTGAATCCCTCCAGCCGTTTTCTGAAAATATCCCTCACAACATTAGCAGCATATTCGTCTACTTCCAAGCTCTTGTGTTTATCGCCGACTTTCACATAACCATAAATGGTAAAAGCACCTACAAAATCCCCGCTGCGCCGTTTTACTTCCAGGGCGCTCCGTGTCTTAACGGAAATATCCCGACAGTAAGCCTCATTCATAATGTTTTTGACAGAAACCGTGAGATCATCGGCAGCGTCATTTTCCGTGTCCACATTATCGTTAATTGCGATAAAACGCACTCCATAGGCTGGAAATACCCTGCGCATATAACGGCCTGTTTCTATGTACTCACGACCTAAGCGGGAGAGGTCTTTGACAATCACGCAGTTAGCTTCGCCTTGTTCGATCATCCGCATCATTTCCTGAAATGCCGGGCGATCAAACAAAACACCACTATAACCATCGTCAATTTTTTCTGCCACAACCTCAATTTCCGGGTGTCGGGCTATGTAGTCATCGATCAGGCGCCGCTGGTTAGCAACGCTGTCACTTTCTACTGTTTTATCATCCGTATAAGAAAGACGGATGTACTTAATCGCTTTGTAAACCTGCATAAAAAAACACTCCTTTCGTTGCACAGAAAAATCCCCGCAATTCAAGAAGTGTGGTTATGCCATATTCAATTCCTTTTCCGATTCTTATTCTACCATGCTTTTACGGAAAAGTCAGCCCCTTTCTTAAAATTGCACCTATCGCAAAATACCCTTGATACATTCTTCCAGGGTAGCACCTTCAGCAGAAAAGCTGGCCTGTACAGTAAAACGCCCACACTTAAAATGGTATGGATTTTTGATTTGCTGAACGAATTCTGCAATCCGTTCATCACGGGAAAGTTCTTTGTTGACAGAGACATCCCGAATGTCTACCAGTGTACCCACTTCACTGACAATGGTATTCAATTCCATAGTATCAACTCCCTTCTGAAAACTGTGTTATCAAAACCACATGAATAGGTCGGATCTATGGTTATTACACACATAAATCCGGCCCATTATATCTGATTTCGATTTTACTGCCGTATTTGCCACGCACCCCGGCAAGTCCTTCTG